CTTCACTTGTTGCGGTAAAGCTCACCATTAATCCATTGCGTGAACGCTTTAGAGCTATCTCGGCAATGTCTCTAGCTGTGTATATATTGGTCGTTGTTGGTAGGTCGATCTGCTTAACTAACTCAATGCCGCCATCTTCTGTTAGATAGCCCGCTTCTTCTGAGCTTCCTGCAACTGGATATTCAATTTGATCCATCTGCCAATTAGCGTCAGGGTTTGGAAAGGTGGCGATTATGCGGTTGAACTTTGTCTTTTTGCTTTCACTTTGGATGCTTAAACCACCAATGATATGTGACTCATCAAAGCTGAATGTTGAACTGCCTTGATCTTCAATAACTAGGCCGTACAATCCCTGCCTGTAAAGCATAAGGCCACGCATGCTAGAGAGAAGCGATTTAGCGTTAGTGAGAACCGTTTGCTCGGTATCGATTACGCCATTACATTCAAATATCTTTTGCTGTCCAGCACTGCCTGAATGTGAGGTGACTAGCGCATCACATTTATTAGCTGCCGCATTGAACAGTGTGTCGTCAATGAATGAACTCGCCAAACCTTTGCCGTAACGAGCGTTGGTTAGGTAGTCCCGTAAACATAAGGCTGGGTTACCGCTAGCCGCTACTGTAGCCGTTGCGCTTGTACGCGGGTCGTATACCTTTTTACCCTGAACAACAGCATGAATGGTTGGGATTGAGCTAAATACGCCTTGCTCCCATTTCAACCTAACTGCTAAGTAGGCAACACCGCTTAACTTGTGGGCCGAAGTCCAACCTATACCTGCACTCACAAGCATAGAGTCAGCCGTTTGAGCATCAGTGCCTAAGTATTTGTTAATGGTTACAAAACCAGTGAACTTGGAATCGGTACTGATTACATCGTTAATGTAAATGTCACCAATGCTATGAATTTCACCTTCACATAAATCAAGCACGATATAGAGGTAAGTGTTATCTGTGCCACTACTCGCCATAAAGACTCTAGTGCCGCCGACCATACGCTGCCCATATATCACTGGACGGGCTGCAATATTGGATTGCTTATTGACCAATACACCTCTGTATTTAGCCTCAAGCGCGTCCATATCAGGAATGCCAAGAAGCCACCCTACAATATCAGTAAAGCCATCAATAATGGATTGACCAACTTCACCAAGAGTACCAAGCGGGTCATTAAAGAAATCCCTAAAAAAACCCATTATGCACGTCCCCATTTAAGATCACGCATCGTATTAGGCGCAAATTCAAACCCTAAATCCGTATTAAAATGAATCTTCTGGCTGTTGCTGTTTGTCCTACGTCCTGACTTCTTTTCAAAGTCGGCCCAATGGCTAGATGCCACTAGGCTAATTGAACTGGAGTTAACACCGTCTTTAATTGAGTAGCTTTGAATCCGTCCGTCATAGATCACGATGGGTGAGCCGATGATTGCGTTTGTGTCTGTTAACACTACGCGGCTAATCACTACTCGTTTATCAATGTAGTTTTGACCTAACAAGATAGCAATGTATTCTTGGCTAACACCAGACAACCCAATCGTCATAGAACCCACTTGAATGTCGGAGGCTTCGGATATATCAGAAATGCCCGTCAGTGAACTGCTTGAAACGTAGGTATTACCACCATAGTCAATATCGTACTGGCTCTCGGTCAAGTAAATTGGAGTCGAGAAATCAATGTTCAATAAATGAGCCGTATTGAATGAATCTTTGGCTAGCTCAGTGATTACGTCAGCATGAATGCCACGACTCATAACGCCTCCACGAAATCGACTTCACGGATTTTATACAGTGGGCTTCCACCGATATTGAACTCAACCAAATCGTTATCTAGACGAACAGTGAACGCCACATCGTTGTAATACATTTGTTCGTTTGATGCGAGTGCAGATGTGAGTGGTGGCTCAATGGCAATTGCTCCCGCTCCATCACGATCTGCGGTTAGCATATAAACTTTTGTATGGTTAGCGAACTTAACGAAGTCCCCTGCCAGTAGAGTACCCGTAAGACCCGCTACAGTGACCGCTACTGCGCCTATCGCTGCTGTTGTACAAGTTACTGTACCAGTGCCAGTTCCACTCGTAGAAGAGATTACAGGAGGTACTACAGTGAATACGCCATGCCTGCCTTTTCTAGCGATTAGGTACGCCCACACAGGTTTAAACTCAGCCTGAGTCATTGGCGCATAACCAGCCGTAAACGACCACGATTGACCGCCAATCTTTCGGCTTTGAGTGCGACCATTAACCGCTTTAGAAAATAGCGTTGGACTTTCTGAGCCTACTTTTAGCGCATTGAATGTTGGTGTGGTTGGATAGGTCATGCTAGTGCTGGCCTCCCGCGCTCATTCAACGACTGATTAATAAGACTCATAATTGTTCCCCTACGTTTCATTAGTAGCTGATCGAAGCCTGCTGTGTCGTTAGCTGAGATATTGATAGTGAAGTTGCCGCCACCTAACTGATCGTTTGGCACTACGTTTGAGGCTTGGTTTGGAACAATAAGCTCAGGGCCGCGTTCACCCACGATGTAAGGTTTGCCAGCACTTATAGGGCCACCCTTCTCGCGGTACTGAGTGCTTCGGATAGCGGAGACTTGAGCCATGCCGTTAACTAACGCTAAAGCACCTAAACCGAGGTTAATCGGGAATGGGGCTGAGGCTAGTGCTAATGAAACTGCCTTGTATGTATTAACTAGAGCGTCTTTCAGAGCAAACGCCTTATTAAGTGCGAACGCTGTTTTGTAATGACCGCTCAATACTTTAAGGGTTTCTTTACCTTCATCTTGAAGATCGTCAAAACCTTTAACCTTGGAGGCTTTCTGCATGGCGCTTTGTTTGGATAGGTATTGATGCGTTAATTCGGTCATTCTGTTTTGATGAGCTAAAGCCTTACCCTCAGCCATTGCTTCGTAACCATCTTGCAAATCAATCAACTGACTGTTAGTTATTGCCGTTAAATCAACTAAAGTTGTATCGCTACTTGTAACGTCTTCAATGCCGTTTTGAATTTTAACTTCTGCAAGTTTGGCTAATACCAAATCAAGAGCTTCTAACGTGCCAGAAGTATCTATTTTGGGTGTGATTGGGTTTGTTTGAAGAGTGTCGCCTGTGCTTATCATTTCACGCATAGTGGAAAGTGATAATTCAAGTTCTCTAATCATAGGAGCTTGTGAGGCGATTAAAGGCTTATTGCCGCTGCTCATATTACGAAGCATTTCCATCTGCGTAACGGTGCTGGCAATCTTTTCTTCTAAGAGGCTAACGGTTTGCTTGTTGCCAAATATCCGCTCATATATATTCTCAACACCGCCCATAGCATTGCCAAAGCCGATGATAGAGTTAGTGATTGATCCGAATGCTGACACGATTGATCTTGCCGCTGACACGATACTAATTGCCATATCTTTAGCAAGTTGAGCAGCGCCACCATTACCTGAAACTTTCATTTCAAACCAAGCCTGCAATTGCTTAGTGATGGTTTCAATTGCTGGAGCAAGTTCTGCAACTGTCCGAGTAAACATCCCGCCAAGGAAACTGGTTAAGTTGGTGATAGCGTCATTAGCACGCTCAACGCCCTTAACTAATCCACGGCTTAACCGTAGACCTAAACGCTCGGCTTCTTTTTCCATCTCGATTAATGCAGCACTACCGCCTTTCAGAGTGTTAACCAGCGACACACCTTCGGTATCAAATAGGCGCATTGCTAAACGAACCTTGTTACCTTGACCCGCAACACTTTCCATAGCGTCTGCGATTGCCCTGAATTGTTTATCAGGAGATAGGTCATTCAATGCCTTAGCACTTAGCCCAAGCTCGATCAAAGCGTCTTTAGCTTCGCCTGAACCATTAGCTGCCTCGGAGACACGCCTAACCATTCGCTGGAGGCCCATATCAAGAGTATTTGTAGCAACACCTGTTAATTCTGCTGCGTGTCTTAGGCCGCCTAATTCAGCCGTACCTATGCCAACCTTGTCAGCAAACTTGCCGAGGGCATCAGTGGCATCCATAGACTTCTTAACAAGGTAGCCAAAGCCAGCAACGCCAACTGCAATAAGAGCGGATTGCATAGAAAAAGCAACCTTCTTAATTGCGTTCAGGCCCATAGTCACCGCACGAAATGACCGCTTCGTCTTATCGACAGCTTTAATGACTATACTGACTTTTTCACTTGCCATTCTTTAACTCCAAAAAAGCTGCCCACAATATGATTTCATCGGTACTCAAGACCACAATCTCCTCCAACGTCTTGTGAAGGTGTTCCGCTAATACCATTGCGAAACGTAAATCATGATCCTGTTTTAGTTTTTTGTTGCGTCCTCAACGGTCAGATCATCGTCACTCATTTCACTAACGATTCGACTAACCACTTCTGGGTCAACGTGACGCAACAGATCAAACCTATCAGCCTTTGTGAACATATTAGATTCATCTTTATTCATGGCTTTTAATATCAACGTCATAACGATTGCTTCGGCTGGTAGCCCATCGCCATGCAGCTTGAGAATAATTCCTTGGTTTTTAAAGTTCATGCTGGGACGGTAAAAGATTTCTACACCACCCCACTCAGGAATAACCATGGAATTAATCTTCGACATACGCTCAGTAAAATGACCTGTTGCTGCCTTAATGATTTTGCTCATATAAATTCCCCAATTAATAAATCCCCCGATTGAATTAACGGCAACGCATCGGGGAAAACGCTTTTCAGGCCGAAGCCCTAGCCGCTAAACTTTTTAAGCAACAGTGGCTTCGGTTAAAACACCTGAACCCGTGAAGGAGAAGCTCGCATCAACCGTTCCTTCTGTTGATAAACTGGTTGACACTTCGGAAACGATACAAGTGCCAGAACGAAACTTATCGCCCGTTGTTGCGCCCTCTGGGTAGAAGTGCATCGTGACAATAGCGCCATTAGA